TAATGCATAAGTAGCAACTCCAGACCAAACCATAATGAAAAACCAATATTCTAATTGTATTCGTTTTCCATATGAAAAGTTTTCATTGTAATAGTTACCAAAAACATTGAATAGAAAGCTCCCAAACATAAAACCGAAGACAACTCCAACAGCAATACCATAGATAAAAAGAAACGTGCTCATATCTCTGCTCCTAGAGGCTTGAATTCTTCTTTGACGACTGTAAATTCCCCATCAATACAGAAGTTATGTTGAGCCAATAATTGTTTTTCAAAATAACAATGAGGATGATATACAACAGTTACATTAGAATTCATGAGAGAAAGCGTTTCTGTTGGGTAGTTTGGTTTGAGAAAAAATATGTGATGCTTGCAGTGATGACAGCGCAGAAGCCACTTCATATGATTTCTCCCCGGTGTTATGGCTAAGAGTAATGTGAGACGGCGCTTGACAAGTCTACCGCAGTTCAGCTGTGCTTGAGGGTAACCGACAGGCACCGCCCCACGATTGGAAGCTTAACTTAGACTACTAGGAGAAGTCAACTCGTTTTTTTATCGGCTTTGAATTTTATACCATATCTTTTGATGAAGTCTCTATAGCGTTTATAGAGTCCATATTCGCGGCCATGTGCGTCAATTTCCCAAGGCCAATCAAAATAGTCTAATTTTGTTTCGTTTGTAAACTTACGTTTCCATTTGGTGAGTGTCATACCTTTCTTTGTATAGGTATTTCCTAACTCGCCTTTCGCAAACTGCTTGCAGTGAACTAATTCATGAGCTAATGCAAGAAGTTGTTGGCGTCTACCGGGATTGGAATTCAAAACGATCCGAAACTTTTTTGGGCGATAAGGAAACCCAGAATCATATTTTACATAAGTCAACCCATCCAATTGTTCTTTATCAAAAATTGGTTTGGATTCAACCCAGATAATAGTCTTATTATGAATTCTTGTGGAAACCAATAGACTATACATAAATTTTGTGGCGAACTTCAATTCATCTCTAGATATCTTTGGATTGTAATATCTTGTGTAAACTTTGATTTCTTTATTTGCCATCCTTGAATATCTTTGTGACTAGAGGAATAAATTCTTCAATATTTCTCACAAAAACTTGGGGATGCTCATTACTAACAACCATGATAATAACGATTTGTCTGGTGGGAATATAAATCAATCCAGCCATCAAGGCATACACTGTGGCCTGAAGAAAGTACCCAAGAATATCTTTTTCTTCTTTTGGTTTTTTAGCTGTCTTGAAATCTACGATTGTTGGTTTATGATCCCATAAACAATACAGATCAGCGCGACCGGCTGTTTTGTACTCATATGAATAAAGAGGGATTTCAATACCATGCACTTCTGTAACGTTTTTATCAAGAATATCACGAATCTTGATAAAGTCAGATAGATTAATAGGCATTACGCCTTTAGCATAATCAGGATCATTTAGTAGGTATTTTTCAGCAAGATTATGAATTGCGTTGCCTCGCGCCAAAGCTTGCGTCTGAATTTGATTGGCTTTTTGTTCTCCAACTCGTTTCTTCCATTTGGCAATCCATTCTTGTGGAAGCTCTTTGGTTTTAGATAATCGTGTTGTGACGGAATCTACAATTGTTCCATCAGGCAGGTGATAATGCCTTCCATTTCTATCGTCAAAGCTTATTAGTTCTGTTCTGGGGAATAAGTTATGCGTGAACATTTATCATCTTCATTTGAAGCTATAATTAATTCTCTTACAAAATCCGACCGAACAATATCTGGTATTCCAAATTCAATTGCGCTGAAGGATTTCATTTTTTTGACAACACGAATGAGCTTCTGAACACCAGAACGCTCTAGATCAGATTGTCTATAGTCACCAGAAATGATGACACGGCAGTTCCTACCCATACGTGTAAGAACGCTGTAAATCTCGCCATAAGACATGTTTTGAACTTCTTCAAGGATAACAATAGAATCCCGAATAGTCAATCCTCTAACGAATGAGGTTGAAATAAATTCTATAATGTTTTTACTTTTCAGAATATCATAAGCATCGCCACGTTGAAACAAGTCTGTACAAATACCCCGATAAGGAGCTTCATACTCGCGAATTTTATCTTTGACACTGCCCGGCAGAAATCCTATATCTCGGCTAGGAACAGCACTCCTTACGATAATGACTTTGTTTTGAACAGAGAGGCCAGATAACACTTGATCCAAAGCAAGAAACAGGGAAACTAATGATTTCCCTGTCCCTGCGACTCCATGTAAAAATAAATGTTTGTTATCATAAAATGCGTCAAATGATAATTCTTGATTTTTAGTAAGTGGTCTTATAGTAAGAAGTTTAAGTGAAGTATTAGGCGTGGCCTTTGTTAGTAATGCTTTTTTTTCTTTTTTAGTCAAACGTTTTTGCCTAATAGAAGTTACTCCTCTTCAGTATGTATTTATGGTATTCCTTGGGTTACGCTTTTTAATTTCTTTCAATTTATCCTTAAAAGCATCGTCTATTTTTGGCTTAGTTCCAGTCATAGAAACAATAGCTGGTGCACCATATACCAATTGCTCAACAAATGGGCATTCTTTTAGAAACTCTTCCATAGCAGTAATGGACATGAATTCGGTCCAAACATCACCAGTTTGATGATTTAAGAATTTGTAGGTTGGCATGAACAATTGCCTCCACACTTGCAATCTGTCTTACCACAGGGGCAATCTGCAACAATTTCTTTGACCTTGGCTATTTTACCCTGTAGCTCATCAACTCTATCTTGAAGAATTTTGATATGATCTGGTTTATCTCTTTCTTCTGGACAGGGGCATCCTCCTATTTGATCCTCCAGAGCCTTGATTTGTTTTAAAAGCTCTAGATATTCTTTTAGCTTAGCAACGTCCCAAGGTTGATATGGCTGTGGTTGAGGCCATATTGCTGGAGGCGGAAGACGCGGATCAGGCTGCGGATACCAAGGAGGATCGTGTCTCCAAGGCCAATCACCAGTAGCACAATAAACACACACGTTAGTAATTCTCCTCGTAATATTCTTCTCTGTCGCTATCACTTTCTCTATATTCTAGATTTTTTCTGCGATTTGCGGCTTTTATTTTTGCATATTTGCGACGATTCTGAAATCTTCTTTTCTTGTTATAATATTCGTCATAACCGTTTTCGTCATAGCTATAACGATTTCTACTTTTAGACATGAGTTAGTTCGTATTTTCCTTTTCTGTTTGGGTTGTTATTAATCCTGGAAACGCTTCATTGATTAGGTCTACAGTGATTGTTTTGTATGGTAGTTCTTTTTTTCGTAGCTCCAGCATCAATAAAGCATCAGCCGGCGCCAGAGCCTCTAGAAAGAGCCTCCATAGCTTCTCACGACGATCTTGTTTGAGTGTTGGGTGTCCACCTTCAACGAATAGATACAGTTCCCGCGCTTTCGTATAAAGAACGCTATCACAATCCGTAAATTCATTGAAGCTGTAAGTAACCTTCTCTGGTAATAGAAACTTGATAGTTGGATCAAGAAAGTGACGAATAACCTCTAGGAAAGGTTTATTGGATTGTTGTCTCAGAAACGCAATCTTTTCTTTTTTAGATGGTAGATTATCAGCTTTTTGTAGGATTTCACTTATACTCAATTTCAATGCTTGGTTCCTTTGCCTATAATATCTCTAAGTTTTACACTCTTCCATTCTGGAGGTAAATCATGTGTTGGGGGGCATGGTTCTGTGCATGACCAAGAACGAGATGGACCACAACCTCTACAAGGTGTATTATAAATTCTTCCCCAATGATTTGTAGAAAACTCGGCTTCATGTCCGCAAGTATCACACTTGTAGGGCTTGATTGACACTTTGCCAGTCGTTGGTTTGTCTGTCATTTGAAGACTCTCAGAAGCAAGGTGTTGGAACCGATGCGGCCTGTAAGATGACGAGGAGTGTATGGATGATTTTTGACATACTCTATAACGTATTGAAAATTACCTGTCATCATACGCGAGATTAGCGCACTATCCAGTATCTTTATTAGAGATTTTCCTTCATCAAAGTTTATAAGTGTCGTCCTATTAAATGACAGTGCTTCATTTGGGTTAGCCAAGAATAAAGCTACTGTCTGGTATTTAGTATTGTAGCAAAGTAATCCTATCGCCCCAATGATTTCAGATGGATCAATAGAACGTATTTTAAGTGTAGTATCTTCTTTTTGCCATTGAACTAATTGTGTCAAATCTTTGGCCGACTTTATTTTTTTCTTTCTTTTCTCTGGCTTTGCTTCCATATAATCCCTGATTTCTCCGCAAAAATCAAAGACGAATTGGCTGTAATCTTTTAGTTGTTGTTTTGTTCTTTTTTCATAAGCTTCTGTTAGCTCAGCATCCTTTTCAGGTTCATAGGTCACATCATATACTTCCTTCAAAAGAGGAAGATAGCGCTGCAAGATAGCATGAGCTTGACGCCGGCCCACTCCTGCTTCCGCAAAT